CGGAGAAACAAATTTCAAAATAGCCCTCAAGTCAGCACCTCTTCCAGTTTGACTATTTATCTGTAAATCTGGGATGTTTGTAAATCCACTACCTTTACTAACAACGTTTACTCCAACTATTCTACCAGCAAGAACCACTGGTTCCAACTCAGCATTACCAGCACTTATGGTATCTGTTGAATTATAACCAAATCCAGGCATAGCAACAACTACGCTGTCAATTTGACCAGTCATTGATTCACCCTCTTCACCCACATTAGAATCTATAGTTCCAGAAGATGTTATAATTCTATCAAAATTACTTAAGTAGCCATAGCCTGGTGATTCAATTAGTATACCATCAATTCCACCATCATCAGGATTGATAATTGCCTTTGCTCTTGCACCAGCACCATCTCCACATGCATCACGGAAAGTGACATATGGTGGTTTCTCTTGATAACCTAATCCACGATCAAGAATATTTGCACCAGCTATCTCAGTGGTTTCAGCAACAATAGCGTTAACTACACCACCAACACCAGAACCACCAAAAATTTCAACAGTTGGTGGGCCACATCTTAAAATATTACTGTCACATCCTCCAACTAGTGATGCAACAACTGAAGGATCTTTGTCTGAAGCTTTAAAAATACTATCTTTACCAGCATCATCAAGACCAAGAGAATCACTGATACCAGATATTCCCTTCATAATATTATCAACTTTATCTCTTTGTCCTTGTGATGGGCCAAGTTTATTATCAAATCTACTGGGCAGAGGACACTTAAGATCATCACATCCAAGAAAATTAAATAAAAGTCCGATTCCGTTTAAAGCCTTGCCAATTAGTGAAGTCACAGATCCTAAAGCTCCACCTAAAGTTGCGGTTAAACTTGACAAAATAGGGCCAATCGTATTTGTAATACCACCTAATATATCACCCATCAGAGCACCTATCATCTGTTCTGCAGCACATAAAGGTGCATTAACAAACTTACCAATCAAAGATTTTAAGAAATTTTTAATCGTGCCGTTCAACCCACCTATCACATTACCAAACAAACAGAATATATTATTCATTACACCTCTCAAACCCTCAGCAAAAGTTGGTTTTATTTCCTCTGGAATGAGTTTATTAGTAAATGCATTTATCTTTTCTTCTATTTCACCAAAAAGATAATCTCTAATACCACTGACCTTCGCAGTCATGATACCGCCAATTTTTCTTGTTATCTGGAGAAGTTCTGCTTCAAAGTTTACAACCATACCTGTGGCTGCATTTACATAAAACTCTCCATATTTTTCTGCACCTATGAGTAGTTTAGCAAAATCACCTAAGATTCCAGTGATAGCACCAACAGCATTATCTCTTTTGCAAGTTGGAGGATCAGTTGAAACATCTAATTGTTGCCCCCAATAATTCACTGCAAAAGTAGTACCTTTATCATTATTTGTTGGGAAATAATCTACAGTTTCTGTGTTCCTACCTGTTAGTTTATCGTAAAATTTTTCTCGGTTTTGATATTCCTTCAAGTCCTCACTATATTTTTTAGCACCAGATCTTCCAGTTGGATAATCTTCTCTTTTTGGTTTCTCACCAAGAAAGTCAGTGGTAAAAGAATAATTAGGTATTTCGGTATTATCAAATACATTCACACCAGCAAAATCTTCATAGTTAGTTCCAAAAAGACTTGGTATTTCTTCTGGTGGAGAATTCATACTTTTGGTTGAGGAAGCATTAGTTGATCTTGGTGTAGATCCACTCTTTAAAGTGATTGTACTTCCATCAAAAGTTTGTTGACTCTTCATGAATACGTTGGTAATAACAGGTTTTTGTTCGTCATCACCATCTATCCATATACCTAAAACACTCTCTCCACCTTCCAACTGATGAACATTAGGAGCTGCTCCATATCCACTGGATATAAAAGGATTACCCATAACAGATGCAAAAGGTAGGTCATTAGGATCCTCAATTTGATCATGATACCCAACAACTCTAACCTTTACACGATTAGGGTATACATTATTTTTTCCTTTTCTAGCTGCAGTTCCAACATCTTTATCATTTTTAAGTAAAGTGTTTTCTGCCCAATACTCTCTAGGAGCAACTTGGCCTATCCACCAATTGATACCAGAAAAACTGTCAGAACCATCAAGAAAACTTGCCATTAGTCGTCATATACTAAACATTCGGGTTCATCAGGATGCATATCACAGAATAGTTCTAGTGCGTTAGGATCATGATGATCTCCAGCTTCTATTTCCTCTTTATGATGTTCTGCATAAATTTCTAATTCATGAAGTTCTTCCTTTGCATGTCTACGTGCTGCAGGGGAAATGGTAGGGTCTTGAATCAGACTCTTATCTTTTTCTATGTGATCTTCTATTGTTTTCATAATAGTACCTCCTTATACTATAGCTATTTAATCATCTCCAGGCGTGTCTTTTATAAGCCTGAGGTATGTATAACATTGTACACCATTTTTTCTAGTTATGTAACTATGTTGTAAATCCTTGATAATGTACAAACCAGACATCCATTTATCAGTTCCTTTCATACTATCAATTAATTTAACATTTATAACATCACCAGCTTCGAGTTCCAGATTCATTGGAACAGTTGCTCTAAGAGAACGAGACAATAGAGTTTGATATCTCATTTTAGCCTGACTAATGATCTTATGTGGATTATACTCTTTATCACCATCATTAATTGTTCCATCTTTTCTCATCGTATAATCCATAAGAATATTTCGAGTAGGAACTGTTGGTCTTTCATTTATATCATAATTAAGTTTAGTTTCATCCTCTGTACCCAAATGAGCCTGTTTTGCATTTGTTTTAGAAAATGCAACGTCATCAGTGACTTGTAAAGTGTGTATGTTAAAATATTTTCTATTTTCACCATACATTGAATTCATCATCTGTAATATGATATTCTGATCTATCTCAAAAGTAGGATTATATAAGTCAAAATTTGGATTATCAGATGTCGCATCATTTTGCACGTATTCAAACACAGTTTCTTTTTTAGAGTCAGATATCATCGTATCAATACTTTTAAATTTATACCCACTCTTAGTTTGCCAAAATAGAAATCCAACTCTATCAGTGCCATCACCATCTTCAGGCATAGATCCAGACATTGAACGTTTAGCTATCCAATATAAAGCTTTAAAAGGTCTCCAATAATTACCAAAAAATCCGACTGGATTTACACTTTCTTCTACGTCAATTTCATCTTCATCAGCACCTATCTGTGTTTTTAGTATGTTCTCCACATGAACAGTTCCCTTCACATCAGGCGAATATCTTTTTGTAACTCTGTTTTTCTCATTATTAATTGTTCCTACAGGATCTAATCTAATAGTAAATAAATTTGCGGTAGACTCTGATTGGTTCTGAATAAATGATGTTAACACTAAATCATCAAACTCTAGAGTACCACTACCATGTTGTATCTCTATACTAGCTGTTTCTGTTCCACGTAATTCAAGATCTC